GGTTTTGTCTGCTTGCGCTTTCGTCAGGCGGGTCCGTTCGCGCTCCAAATCACCGCCTTCTCCAGCGCGGGAAAGTCGCCAATCATGCATGTCCTGCAGGCTGACAGGTATCCAGCAAGCGCAGGCACGGAAGGCGATTCGATTGCATTGGGCAAGGCGCGCACTAAGACTTTCTGGAATCGAAAGATTTTGGAAGTTTCGACGCCAGGCGACGCAGATACATCGCGCATCGAAAGATCGTGGCTTGCGAGCGATCAGCGCAGATACCACGTTCCTTGCCCGCACTGTGACCACATGCAGGTCCTGCAATGGGCGAATGTTCAGTGGCAGCCTGGCGAACCTGACACCGCGCAGTATATGTGCGAGTCGTGCAGCGCCTTATGGACGAACGGCGATCGGCTGGCCGCGATCAAGCTTGGCAGATGGGATGCTGAATTCCCGGAACGGCGAAATGCGGGGTTCCACTTGAGCGAGCTTTGCAGCCCATTCCGATCGCTGGCGGAAATAGTGGTGGACTTTCTGGCCGCAAAAGGGTCGCCGGAAACGCTAAAGGTCTGGGTTAATACCAGCCTTGGCGAGTGCTGGGAAGAGCGCGGCGGGGAAAAGGTTGACGCAAGCGTTTTGTATGAGCGCCGAGAAAACTACAAAGAAGCCCCGAATGGGGTTGTGTACATCACTCTTACGATGGACGTTCAAGACGATCGTCTTGAAGGCGAGTTCATCGGATGGGGTATTGGCGAAGAATCGTGGGGTCTTGGTACATTCCAGCTATTCGGGGACGTAGGCGGGCCGATCTTGTGGCAAAAGGCAGATGACCAACTGGCGCGCACGTTCAAGCGCGAAGACGGGGCAATCCTTGCCGTGAGTTCCTGCATGATTGACTCAGCCGGTCATTACACGACTAGCGTGTATGACTGGGCAAAGAAACACCGAGGCCGAGTGATGCCTTTAATCGGGCGGTCTGGCAAGGGTCGGCCGCTAGTTGCGGTCAGCAAGACTCCTGTCAAATCGCATGGGATAAAGCTGTGCATCATCGGGACCGATGCGGCAAAGGAGCTGCTGCTTTTCTCGCGCGTGAAGATTCAAGATCATGGCCCAGGTTATTGCCATTGGAACCAAGACTATGACGCGGATTATTTCGCCCAGCTCACTGCTGAGAAAAGGGTCATAAAATATTCAATGGGCCGCCCAACCCACGCATGGGTTCTTGCGAAAGGCAAGCGTAATGAAAAGCTGGACATTCGGGCGTACTCGCTTGGCTTAATAGCGCTTATGAAGCCGAATTTTGCTGCACTAGCCGCGCGCATAGCGCCGAATGAGATTGCATCATTCTCGCCGCCACCGATTGCACGGCGGCCCTCGACGTATCTGCAAGGAAGGTAATGGCCTGGACCCAAACACAACTTGACGCGCTAGATGTAGCGATCGTCAGCGGGAGCCTGCGCGTTCGTTACTCAGATCGCGAAGTCATGTACCGCAGCCTTGACGAGATGATCCGTATCCGCGACTTGATGCGCGCTGACCTTGGCTTGCTTGGCGACAACGGTGGACGTAGCCACATGTACGCCGGTTTTTCAAAGGGCCTTGAGTGAACACTCTGGACAAAGTGATTGGATGGATCAGCCCGATCGCTGGCATTAAGCGCGCGCGCGCACGCCTTGCGATGGATGCGGCTCGCCGTTATGAGGGTGCAGCATCAGGGCGCAGAGTAGATAGCTGGCAGGCTCAAGGCCTCAGCGCGAACGGCGAGATTGCCTTAGCCCTTCCGAAGCTGCGCGACCGCCACCGTGATCTAGTCCGTAACAATCCGTGGGCTTCACGCGCTGTACAAGCGATTGTTAGCAACACGGTAAGCTACGGCATCACTGCGAAGGTAAATGGCAAGCCGAAATTGATCTCTACCTATAAGGCGTGGGCTGAATCGAAAGCATGTGATGCTAGCGGCCAGCACAATATCTACGGCCTTCAAGGCCTGATCATGCGAACCGTAGTTGAGTCTGGCGAGTGCCTAGTCCGCAGGCGCTGGCGCAGGCCGTCTGACGGCCTTCCGGTGCCAATGCAACTCCAAATCATGGAGCCGGATTACCTCGACCACACCCGTACAGAAATCCTTCAAGGCGGCGGCTGGATAGTGCAGGGCAAACAGTATTCTCCTTTCGGAAAGTTGGAAGGGTACTGGCTATACAAGTCTCACCCAGGCGACCCTATCACGACTTCTGCAGATGTAGGATTTGTTCCAGTTAGTGAGATTGCCCACATATACCGGCAAGATCGCGGTTCCGATCAAGTCAGAGGCGTGCCGTGGGGCACATCGGTCATGATCACGCTTCGCGATCTCGACGATTACGAAGACGCGTATCTTTTCCGTCAGAAGCTGGCCAACTGCCAAGTTGGCGTCGTATACGACAACTCTGCCGGAGTAGACAGCACGGCAGCGGTTCCAGCCTTAAGCGAGACTATGGAGCCAGGCCGGTATGACTTCTTGCCAGCGGGCAAAGACATCAAATTCAATACACCGCCTAACGCCGGAGACTATGGCCCTTTCGTAAATGCGGCCCTACTTAGAGTTGCGGCTGGTTACGGAATCACCTTCCAAGCTCTTACTGGCGACCTATCGTCCGTTAACTTCAGCAGTGGCCGAATGGGCTGGCTGGAGTTCGGCCGGAACATCGACGCTTGGCGTTGGCACATGCTGATACCGCAAGGGCTCGATGTCATTGGCGGGTGGTTTCTTGAGGCGGCCGCTATGCAAGGGATTCCTACAGCGGGGGTCAGCATAGGCTGGACTGCGCCGCGCCGTGAACTGATAGACCCAGCCAAAGAAATCAAGGCGTACCGTGATGCAGTTCGGTCCGGACAGATGAGCTTGCCTATGGTGCACCGCGAGCTTGGCGAGGACTCTGACGAGATACTTGACGAAATTTCTGCCACCAATAAAAAACTGGACAAGTTGGGAATTGTTCTCGACTCCGACCCGCGTTATGACAATGCGCCAGCCCCAGATTCTGTAGTGCCGGAGAGCGCTCAATGAAGAAACAAACCGTAAGCGGGCCTAATCTGGCCCGAGCGATCACGGCAGATGCTGCGATCATCGACGAAAAAAGCCGCCGCGTGCGACTTTCTTTTTCTTCGGAGATCCCCTACCTGCGCAGCTCGTGGTTTGACGATCCGTGGATCGAGGTGCTGGGGCACGACGATGGCGAGATTGTGATGGACCGCATCGGCAGCGGCAACGCGCCGTTTCTGTGGGGTCATGATCAATCCGGCCGAGAAAATAATATTGGCGTTGTGGAAAAGGCATGGACTGAGAAAGGCCGCGGTATGGCCGAGGTTCGCCTATCCGCACGTCCAGATCTTGACGGGCTGATGCAAGACTTGGTGGACGGGATCGTCCGCAACGTCAGTGTCGGCTATCAAATCCATGAACGGACCCTGATCAAGAAAAACGACACCGGCCCCAGCGAGTACCGCGTTACCCGCTGGACGCCCATTGAAATCTCGCTGGTATCCGTACCGGCAGACGAAACCGTTGGTGTCGGCAGAAGTGCTGAAGCCGTACGGAGTTTCACAGTTACCGATATTCCACAAACCGAGGAAAGAAACATGAGCGACGAACAGAAGCCGGCCGTCCCGGCAATCACCGAGCGGCAGGAATCTGTCGCCGCACAAGTTGTGTCGGCACCTTCCGATATGACGCGTTCTATCGCCGAGGCATCTTACGCAGCGGTCACCGCCGAGCGCGCGCGCGTTTCGGAGATCACTAAGCTGGCTCGCAAGGCAGACATGGACGAGGATACCGTCCGCAAGTTTGTCGATGACGGCGCCACTGTAGAGGCCGTGCGCGCTGCGGTGCTTGACGCTTTGGTGTCACGTGACCAAGCACACCGCCCGCAGATGACTGCAGGCCGTGACTCTATCGACAAGGAAAATGACCAGGCTTTGCATGCGTTGCTGGCGCGTGCAGGCGAACGCATCGACGGAAAAGTAATTGATCTACAAGGCAATGATTTCCGCAGCGCTTCGCTGTTGGACCTTGCAAAACGCTCACTAGAGCGTGTTGGCGTGCGCACCAACGGCCTTGACAAGATGGAGATCGCAGCCCGTGCGATTACCCAAACGACTTCGGACTTTCCGATTTTGATGGGTAATGTGCTTAATAAGAGCTTGCTTGGCGCATATGCACTAGTCCCTGATACCTGGAGACTTTTTTGCAAAGTCGGCTCTGTGTCTGATTTCCGGCCGAACTATCGGTATCGCGGTGGTGCTTTTGGCAATCTTGCAACCGTGCCAGAGGCAGGCGAGTACACTTATGGCTCAATTAGCGATGCCGAGAGAAATTCTATCACCGCCGTAACAAAGGGCAAAATGATTGGCTTGTCTCGTCAAGTCATCATTAACGATGACCTTGGCGCATTGGTCGATATGTCGAAAGACCACGGCCGCTCTGCTGCGCGCACCATTGAGAGCGATGTTTATACATACCTCGCATCTAACCCGACCCTCGCAGATACCGGCGCGCTTTTCAACAGCACCGCAGTAACCACGGCAGGCGGGCATGCGAACATCACCAGCTATGTTGCGCCAAGCGTGACCAGCATTGCACAGCAGGGCCAGCTAATGGCTTCCCAGACTTACGCCGGCGATTATGTCGACGTACGTCCAACCATCTTCCTTGGCCCGATCGGACTTGCTGCGGACGTTCAGCTCCTGAACGACTCTCAATTTGATCCTGTCGATAATAAGTTCATGAAGCCGAATATGGTCCGTGGCTTCTTTAGTAAGGTTGTCGGTAGCCCGCGGATCACTGGTTCCGTCTGGTATGTTTTCGCCGATCCAAACATCGAGCCGGTATTAGAGGTCGCTTTCCTCAACGGCCAGCAATCGCCGTATCTGGAAATGCGCCAAGGCTGGAACGTCGACGGCGTAGAATGGAAGGTTCGCCTCGACTACGGCGTAGGCGCTGTCGGTTTCCGCGGTGCGCGCAAGGTCGTTGACCAATAACAGCGGCGGCGCCGTTGTATCTGGCCAAGTAGTCAAGATGCAAAACGTGCTGGGCATCGCACTGGTTGACATTGCAACGTCCGCAGTCGGCGCGGTTGCAATGTCCGGAGTCTTTACCGTCCCCAAGGTTAGCGCAGCGGTTTTCGTTGTCGGAGAGAAGTTGCTGTGGGACGTATCTGCGGCGAAGTTCGACGACTCAGCGGCAACTCCTGCTACCGGCGACGTGATGGGCGCGGCTGTCGCATGGATCGCTGGAGCCAATGCGGAAACGACTTGCGTCGTGAAGCTTACGCCAGGCAATAGCACTGTAACCTGATGAACAATGGGCACCTTCGGGTGCCCCTTTCCGGAGCCTGAAAATGTCGTCAGATCGCGTGATGATACGCAAGGGACTGCCATGCACTTTCACAGTAGAGGTAGCTGACGGCATTGGAGCCCAATACACCGAGGCTAAGTTCCAAGTTAGATCAGGATTCGATGATGAGCTTCCACTACTACTTGGTGTGACCGATGCAGATGGAATAATCATAACGCCAGGGACTCCGGGGACAGTCTTGGTAGAAATCGGAGCTACAAAAACTGATTTGCTCCCAAAGAGCAACCCAGATTTTGTAGCAGAGCTAAGACTTTATAACCCTGCGGATGATGATGATCGGCTTGGGTGGAAGATCCCAGTAGGCTTCGACTCGGAGTTGGTGGAGTTGGAGATATAGTTTTCAACCAGAACCCTTCCCCTGGGGGGTATGTTGGGTGGGTAAAAACCGCAGTTGGCGGCTGGAAGTCGTTTGGCAGGATCGAGGAATAATACTGTGACAAATGAATTCTTAGGGGCATTCGATTTGATGGCTCATTCGGCATTCGCGTCGGCAGGGCTAGCGGACGAAGCTATTTATAATAGTTCGAATGGGAACTTTTCTGCCAAATGCAAGGTATTATTAGATAGGAATGTCGTGCTAACTGGCGACCAAGGTCAAATGATTACTGATCAGATCACAATCACCTGTTTTCTTGCGGACGTTGTAGCGCGGCCGAAGCGAGGCGCTACATTCTTGGTTGGCTCTGAGACATTCAAGGTTGACTCAATTGAAAGGAGCGACGAGTCAAGCGTGGTTTGCGTCGTGAAGGTTGGCACATGACAGCGCCCGTATCCATATGTGAGCGTGTCATCGCTGTCATTACGACACGACTTGCGGCTGTGAATGGCGCTGGAAACTACAATACCGCAGCAGGGGCCAAGGTTTTCGATAGCGTTAGATCGCTCAATGAATCTGATTTGCCTTGCTTCGTTATTTTTGAGGGTGGAGAAACAACGAACGAGGGGTCTGGGAACAACACCAGCATGCTCGTTACGATTCCAATTGATATCGAATGCCACGTAGCCGCTGATCAGGCTGACACCGGTAAGGCGCTTCGCAAGATCAAAGCGGACGGTAAGCGAGCCCTGATGCTAGGCGTCGGCCACGTTAAAGACGCTACCGGGAAGCTCGGCATACTGGAATATAAGGGCAGCAACGTAAACCCGCGAGCAGATGGGTCTTCGTCAGAGTCAGTCACATTACAGTTTGTTGCATCGTACAAAGAAGGATACGGGGACCCCGCATCTAATACAGCCTGATACATTCAGCCTGCCGGAATGCGCGCCGGGCAGGTCAGCAGTAGCCCAAAGCGCAAACCCCTACGAGCCACCGAAAGGTGGTTTTTTCGTTTCCGGAGATAACAAACATGGCCGCACCGAACGTCAACACTTATACCAACGAATACAAGTTCGGCCGTGGCCGAGCTTTCTTCAATCGCCTTGTGGGAGGCATATACGAAGGCTTCCGCCCATTCGGCAACGCGCCTGCCCTTTCGATCAACGTCAGTACAGACAAGTTCGAGCATGAAAGTTCAGAGGGCGGCATTAACGAAATCGACTACACGAAAGTGATCAAAATCACACGTGCAGGAAAGATGGACGTTGACAACGTCAGCACAGAAAACCAAGAATTATTCTTGGCAGCCGACGCTGGCACGGTTACGCAGGCGGCAATTTCCGTAACTGACGAGCTAATCGCATCAGTCACCGCGAACCGCACATATCAGCTCGGGGCGACGACATCGAACCCCGCCGGTATACGCGGCATGTCTTCCGTCGCTGTGCGAGTACAGCAAGGTGATGATGCGTCAGCGCGCGCAAATTCGACGCCGTACTTAAAGGGCGCGTTTTATGTTCCAGCCACACCAAACTCACACTACTATGTTTGCACCGTGGCTGGCACTTCCGCCGGCTCACCGCCTACTTTCACCACGGGCGGGACCACTTTCGCTGATGGAACTGCGACCTTCCGTGACCTTGGATTGATCATCGTTCCGTCAACTGCGGATGTTAATTACAAGCTTGATTCCGATCTTGGCCTTTTGAGCGTTACGCCTGCCGGAACCATCGCGGGCGCCGCTGCGATCGTTGCAGCCTTGGGCGTCACTGGCTTGCCAAGCATCAGCCTCAACGTGGATTACACGCCTACAGCCAACAGCCGTACGCAATTGGTAACCTCGGCGGATGCCTCGTTATCCGGCCAGTTCAAATACATCGCGGACAATCCAGATGGCGAGGGCAATCAAGACATTTTCTGCCCTGACGTGACGCTTAGCCCGTCCGGCGATTTCGCACTGATTACCGGCAATGACATCGCTAAAATGTCCTTCGACATCGGCATCAACAAGCTCAACTCTACGACCGCTGCAATCTACATCGACGGTCGCCCGGCCTAACCATGCGCGCGCCCTCAAACTTGGGGGCGCCGTAATGGGAATCACAGTACGTGGGCTATCCGAAATTGAGAAGTCTTACCGTGCAGCAGCCAAGCTTGTTGCACGTACACAGGCTAGGGCGGTAGCGAGAGTCGGTGTAACGATCGTTGCCGAGCAGGCAAGGGCAATAACGGCAAGAGTCAATCTGAAAGTATCAACTGTAAAGGCTACAATCGTAACTCGGAAAAAGCCGAGCATAAGCGACGTCAGATTGATTCTTGAGGTAAAAGAAAAAGGGATACCGCTTAAGGACTATGGGGCACGTCAGACAAGGAAAGGGGTTTCCGTTAAGGTCCTGAAAGGTGGTGGAGCAAAAACCTTGCGTGCAGCATTTGGAGCCGGTAAATTTGGGGGTAACTTTTTCGGGCGTGTCGGCAAGGGTTCAAAAAAATACGCATCGCCCCACGTTGGACGGCTTCCAATAGCGAAGCTATATGGACCTTCGATACTATCTCAGTTCATCCGCGATGACATATCAAAGAAGGGTGTTGAAGCGTGGGATAGGCGTTTGCCAATCGAGCTTGATAGAGAAACATCCTTTGCATTGTCGCAAGCAGGGCTTATATAAATGGCAAACCGTATCGTCCAAGCGATCTATGATCTAAAGGACAACATCAGTGGCAAATTAGTTGCCATTGGCAATGCATTTTCAGGCAATAAAAAGGAGTCTGACTCCGCATCGCAAGCTATCGAACGCAATAACAAACGTGTCGCCGATAGTTTCAAAGGGTCAACTGATGCTATAAGTTCGCTTAAGGTCAGCCTTGGAGATCTTACTGTAATTGCCGGAACAATTGGGGCAGCGCTCGGGGCTATTAAGCTTGGCAAAGATGCCATAGTTGGGGCATCTCAAGTAGAGAGTTCACTGGTCAGAGTTTCGGCGCTGGCAAGCGGCGCTCAGGAAGAATTCGACAAGCTTGAGAAAAAGGTCACTGAGGCTGCTCGCGCTGTAAATGTAAGCTCCCAAGCAGCAGCCGGTGCTGCTGCTGCGCTTGCTGAGCAAGGCCAGTCAGCGGCTGAGATTTTTGAGTCACTGATCCCTACGTTGCAGCTTTCAAAGATCGGCGTGCTTGATGTCGCCGAGGCAGCCGGAATTGTTGACGATGCCCTTGATGTTTTCGGAGAGTCAGCAGGTAATGCTCAGCACGTCGTCGACGCGCTTACAGTAGCTAGCAAAGGCAGCAAAGAAGGCCTCGCCGGTCTTTCAAAAGCCCTTAGTGCAGTAGGTCCGCTAGCGATCGAGTTAGGCCTGTCATTCGACAGGACCGTTAGCATTCTTGGTGTATTTACCCAGAACGGCATCAGCGCAGAGAAGGCTGCAAAGGGCCTTCGGACGATATTCGCCGACCTGCAAGACCCTGCCAGCAAACTACGCGAGTCACTCGCAAAGCTAGGTGACAACTCTAGCGACTTCGGCACTGCTCTGCGCACGCTAGCAACATCAGGTGACCGTGGTCTGATTGCGATTCGTGGTCTGGACACTGCGCAACAGTCTCTCATATCTTTCTTGGTACAGCAGGGCCTGCCAAAGATTAATGAGTTTGCTAAGAGCATTGCTAATGCTGGCGGTAAGGCGGAAGAGGCTACAAAAACGCTTGACGATAGGTTTGGCGGTGCATTAAGCAGGGTTACAAATTCCTTTGGCCTCCTTTCAGAGGAGCTAGTTAAGCCAATACTCGGCCCGCTAAAGGATGAGTTATTGGTATTGTCGAAAGCATTCGACGATTTCTCTAAGACTGATGCATTCAGTAATCTTCAGGCTGGACTAAAGACTTTCGTTGAAGCCGGTATAGCTTCAATAACTGAATTCGGCAATAGCATTGACTTTGATACAGCCGGTCAAAAGATAGCCGAGTTCGGAGAAACTTCAAAAAAGTTTTTCTCTGAGTTCAAAGAAAATGTTGGCATCATATCTAGCGCCGTAACTCTATTTGTTAACTCAGCAGTACTTGCGTTTAACACGCTTAAGACAGCGACACTTGGAATATCCACCGCAGTACTTAAGCCGATATCTCTTGTCCAATCCGGGATCGCATCTTACATAGAGACAGTAGCAAAGATTCCTGGAACTGGGGAAACAATTAAAGGCCTTGCAAAAGACTTCAGGGCTAGCGCTGAGCAGATCAGCCTACAAGCAGATGGATTCGCCGAGGCTACAGTAGAGAGCGCTAAGAAAACTGCATCGTCATTTGAAAAGCTGACTTCAGATATAACAGGCTCAGGGGATGCTGCTGAAAATACCTCAGCAAAGATTCTAAATCTTGGCGATAAAGTTGGGGGGATATCCCCGCAGTTTGCTTCAGCAATCGGAAGTATTGCAACCTTCGCGGAAGGGTTGCGGCTTATATCCCCAGATACGGCTAAAGCAGCGCAAGACCTCGAAGGTCTTGGCGCATCAACAAATTACGTTGCCCAGAAATTCGTTGAGCTTAAGGAAAAAATACCAAAGAAATCTGACTATGATTCAAACAACGAAGGCCAGGACAAAACAAAGCGCGGTTACGAAGATATAGCATCGTCTATACAGCAAGTAACAAAAAGTCAGGATGATTCTAAAGCCTCGCTCGACGAAGTATCGAAGGCCTCTGCTGCTGCAAGCGCTGCATTGCCGAACTTTGGGCAAGCACTATCTGACACGCTTCAGCTAGCTAGAAAGGAGTTTTCTGATCTTGGCGATGGCGCTGGACGTGCATACGATAGGATTCTCAAAGGCCTACTTGACACGCAAGTTGCATTCGGTACGCAACGCGCTGGCGCTCAATTCCTGCAAGCCATCACTGATGCAGCAGATCAGACCCGGATTGTTCTTGGAGATTTGCGCAAGCAGCTTGACGGGCAAATAGGGTCAATCAATAACTTTGGCGATGAGCTTGAATCTGCGCTTGCGAGTGGGGCAAATGCGTCAAGGTTCACTGTCGCAGGAATAGAGGCTACAATAGCAGCGGTAGAGCGTGGAGACACGCAGTTCAAAGAACTCGGGGACCAAGACCTTGCTAGGCTTCGTGGAGCGCTTGAGTCCGCAAAGCAAAAGGTCCAAGAGATTACAGACAAGGCGAATTCCGCAAAGGAATCTCTCACAGGGATTGGCGATCAACTTGCGGATGAGCTGGACCAGATTAACGGCAATCAAACGTCTATTGAAGATCGACGCTTTAGGGAGCAATTGGCGCAAATTGCAGAATTGGCAAAGCAGGCCGGCGCATCCGGAGCAGCAGAGGCAGCGGCAGCAACTGCTCGCGCGAATCAATTGCACGCGCTTAAGCTCAAGCAGATAGAAGAAGAGGAAAAAGCCAGGAATGCCAGTGGGTCAAGCGCGAATAATAAGTCAGCACCGCCAGCGACTTCACAGAATCGACCAAATGTCGGAGGATTGAGCGGTGAAGTGATCGGAAATTCTCCAGTGACAAATAACAACATCACAATTAACGGTCTAGTGGGGGACGGCGGCGAAGTTTTGAGAACGATAAAAAAAGGTCTTTCTGCCCTCACTAACTTGAGCGGGAACTAAAAATGCAATACCTCGGAAACGATCGCAACCTAGTACGCGCCGCAACGCTGTCAATGACAAACGTCGTAGCGTCAAATGCGATTGAAAGGACTGACGAGGATGAGAAAATTGGGGGTGGTACAGTTACGCTAACCGGCCCATATACCGGTGCCGCTGATACAGTCATCGAAGTAAAAATCGTAGACACCACAGTGACTGGCACTCCTGCCATTTCTGCGCCAGTTTTTTCTGGCATTGGCAATGGCACCATGACCGCAGTGTCTGCCACGTCTGGCATGGCTGCTGAAATTTTCACGGTATCGCTTGAGGATACTGGAACCGAGACAAGACAGGCTGAGGTTCCTTTCCAGTCTGCGATTCTTCGTGCTATAGCCTCTGGTGTATCTGGCAACGATATCAGAGTGACTATCGACCAGTCTGGTCTGTCGTTCTCTGATACTGACTTCTCTCTGCGGAATGACCTATCTGTTGGAGTTAATGAGTACTTTGGGGATGAGTGGAACTTTGGCGCTGTGTACTTAACCGCAGACGGCAAGGTTCCTGGAAACGCTCCTCGCCTCAAGTTCGGCGATGACCCACAGGTATACCGTGCATACAGGACCTACAAGAATAACCGTTTCGTCTACGGCTTCAGCCCTTCGCCTGTCCGTACAGTAAATGCTGGCGCTAAGGTTTTCTCTGTATCTGGCGATAGAGAAATAACCATCTCCGATGGAACAACCACAGAAACTTATAGTTCACTCATCACTCTATACGACGCACTGAATGCGATCCGTGGCGTATCTTCTTTAGTTGAAGTGATCGGTGCAGTAGTAAACGATTCGGCGCCCAACGGGCAGAACGCCGTTGACTTGTCTGTGTATACGCAATCATATGCGGCAACGATTATCAAGGATGGCAGTGACTCAGTTAAGGCTGCAAACATCGATCTTGTCATCGACAATGACGCGCCTACTGAAACACTGTCAATTACAAAGATCGATGGGAATCTTTGGTCTGTTAAGGGCGACGTTTCGGGCACTCTTTCGACCGCCATAACGAATGTCTTGTACGATGATGGCGATTATCAGTTCAAGATACCGAACCCTCCGGGTGACCCAAACGCTACCGGGGCCACGATATATCCAGAGTTCATTCCGCAGCCACGAGACGGTGAATACCCGTCGATAAGATTCATTAAGCCAAGGGTAGGATCAGCCGCGAGAAACGGCACGTTTGAATTTGTGTGGACAGAAAAGCCCGCCGATCCTTGTGATCCTACTACTGGAGAATTTGAAGGCGGCCCGTCAGATGAATGCTTAGGCACATCAGAAACGCCAGAAGGAGTAACCGTGAGCGACGCTAACGTACTGCGTCGGGTACAGCAGTTGAGCACTTTCGTGAAAGAGTTCACCAGGGTGAATACACGTCTTTATGCAGCGGCTTCAAATGACATTGATTTCATTAACAAAGCTGCGAGTATTCACCTGAAAGGAATTAACGCTCTCGCCGGAGGGACGCTCAATTACCCGATATGGGTAACGGGCCATGTGTACGCCGTCGATACTATCGTCGAGCCTACAGTGGACAGCGGTTTTCGATACGCCATTACTGATGCTGGTACAGCAGGCGCTAGCGAGCCCACATGGCCTACTACCATAGGAAGTTCCGTAACTGCGGACGGCGTAACATATCTTAACATTGGTAAGAAGCCTTTGTTGATGTGGGACGATGCGCTACTTGACCTTAAGTCAGATGCTCATGTACTTTCAGCTGTTGGTACGCTGACGATAATGAGCGAATGGCAGGCACTAGCTACGCTACCAGCAGACATCAGTGCCTACATGGTCCCGCTCACAAAGAACGGCAAGTTCTACTATGCGCCAGCAGGCACAGGAACGACAGGAGCAAGCGAGCCGACCTACAGCTCAAGCTTTACTGACGGCTCAGTAGACTGGATCGAAGGAGGGACTTATCGGGTAGATTCACACGTTTACCCTGCAAGATCGGTTCTCGTTCACCCGTTGTACGGCGTTTTTCAAACTGTCCTAGGAGGGACTAGTTCAGCGTCTGAGCCAGACTTTAAGCCGTATATCTCTAGCCTTGCTAGCCCTACTGGGCTGGTCGAAGTTAAGACCATAACCGATGGAACCGTTATTTGGGAGTTCCTCGGGGCTAGTAACGTAACTGACGAAGCAGGAAGCATCGTTACCAATGGTAACTTGCCAAGCGCTGTGAATGATGATTGGTACCAGCGCTATAACTCCGCAATGAACGACATACTGGCAGCGGCGGGCCTTCAAGGAAATTTTGACGTGACCAACGGCGGGGATGGCTGTTGGTCAGAAGATGAGGAACAAACGGGGTGGTTCGTGTACCAAGGATCGGACACGCCCCCGTATATGCCAATGCAGACTGGGCATTACTACCATAGTTCTAAGCCTGCGAATGTCGACGGGCGTGAGATTATAAATTCGACGCACGAATTCGGCGTTGGGCTGCAGGTTTGCGGAGACTTTATCGACGGCGACAAGATATCGATTACGATTAACGGCATTAACGGCGTTAACGGAGGGTATCAAAATGGGGATCAAATCGTCGCCTTAGTTACACACGCAGAGCCATTAGAGCTTGGCGGCGGACAGACTGGGGATGACACCCTGACGTGGTCTGTCATAGGAAGTGCGACAGGTCGTTACGACGACTATGCGTTAGTAACTACGGCTCCGGTTGCGTACAGTGACGGTGGCATAGGCTTTCTGATCTCTACAGGCGGGGTGCCTTTCAAGCTTGGGGACAGCTTCACTTTTGGTCTTGAGGGCGGCCACTTTCAGTGGCGTCGTGATGGCGGAAGTTACTCTGCCAGTGTAGCGATCGCAGCCACTGCCGCACTGGCCGATGGGCTTGTAGCGAACTTTGCCGGAGGCGTTCCTCCGTCATGGGCAACCGACGACAAGTGGACTTTCAGCGCGCGCGCCTTGAACGGGGCGGACAACTTGCGCCAGCCTACAGATAGACGCACCACGTGGGCTACTTCGACTGCGATCACGATCACGCCAGCCACAACTGCAATTACAGAGCTTGCCATCTACGATCACACTATACCGTCAGGCGCTACGATCACGCTTCAGGGCAGCGACGACAACTTTGCGACAACTCCGCTTAACCAGGTTATTACATGGCGCGAGCGAGACATCGCCGTTGCCATCACTGCATCGCGGGCCAAGTATCGACTTAACGTCAGTACCGCCGGAAGTATTCAGTGGCTATGGCTTGGCACACCGCTACAAGCGGCCATCGTATCAGGGCTTGTGGAGCTTGGCTTTATGACAAAAGTCCGGCGTATGCCTGGATTAACTCGGCGCCGAGGGCTTGGTGTAAAGGTTGAGCACACCGCTTTGTCATCATCATCAGCAAACGGGATCGTGGACATGCTCGAATCGGCCTGCGAACTTGATGCGTGCAGGATCGGCATCGTGACGAAGGATGGTATCCCCGCACTTGTCCAAGTCGACGCTGAATCCATTGAATTAAATGACATTTTCGGATTCCGGCCAACCGATACGACTGATAGCTTGGTGTCACTGTCTCTAGAACTGGCGCCGGCGCCATGATCCAGTGGGTACAGATCGACTCCGCACCGCCTCTGATCATCCACGATTGGCGCGCGCTGCCTTATCTGGATATGACAGTGGAAAGGGCTCAGATTCTTTCTGGGGTTGGCAACCTGCGCAGTGACGTGGATTCCGAAATCCCCAACCTCACCGTTGCGATGGTCAATCGCAATGGTGAGGCGACGGAAGCATTCGAAGCGCCGCCGATTGGCTATGGCGCTACCGTATATGCGCGTGATGGCAGCTCGACCGTTGTACAATTCTCCGGCGTCGTGCAGAAAGTCTCTCTGTCAGAGGATGGCGCAAGCATGGAGATTCGTGCGTGAAGTCGATCACTGACAAGCTAAGCCTGCGAGACAGCACTTGCTGGAGCGGGTTCCGCGAAACCGCTTGGATTCCGCACCGCTATGGCATATGCGCCGGCGCGATGATCCAATACAGCGCTGATCGACGGACTTTTGTATTTGCCGATCACCCGTGCCAAGCCGTGGATGCGGTGCTTGTATCAGGCCTGCCAGTAACCAACTGGGTTATGCGGAATGACATCGACTCAACTGGGCGCGCAATTTGTTTCGTAGATTTCACTGAATCGGTTGACGAGGGCAAGGAAGTCATAGGTCGCGGTCGCGGTAAGCTTCAGGCAACCCGTGGTGGGCTTATCAACAATCCCGCAGACGTGTTGCACGACATGCTCGGCAACGTGCACGGGCTGCTAGTACCGGAGGCACGTCTATCGGCCTTTCGTGCGGAGTCTGCTGGGCTACCTGTTGGTGGGAGTTTGGAGTCAGGCGATGTGACTGCTATCGCTGCGGCTCGCGAGATATGCGATTCAATCGGGGCCGTGTTTGCACCTGACATGCGAGGGCTGGCGAGATTATTCCCCGGCTCCGGTGCGGCGATCGAATCTGTAACGCGTCTGCATTCAGCAACGTGCGAGTCTGATAGATCTTCAGTGATTAATGATCTTACAATCCGATACGCTCACGAGGCAGGCAATGCCCGTGGATCGTGCCAATTTTTGGCAGACGACTCGATTACTAGGTTCGGAAGGCAGTCGGTAGTTTTAGACGCACCTTGGATTAGAGACGTCCGCACAGCCGCAGCAGTCGCCGTGCGACGCCTTGAGTTCAGCGCACGCGCGCAATGGGTTGCTGACGTATCCGGGATTACTGGTCAGCTCAAGATTGGACAATCAGTTATCGTCGATCACCCGGTTTTGCCGTTTACCGGTACTTGCATGATTACTGCGCGTGAGTACAACAGCAGTACAGACAAGTCCAGCATCACCATGCGCGCCACTGTTGGTGCAACGCCACGCACCAGATTGCTGAGAAACTCCCTCGCATTTGATGCAAACTCGCCTAGTCAGCCAAGCGTGACTATTGCGGATGATGTTTTCGAGATCACCGTCGTGGACGAAAACAACGTGCCACTGCCAGGCGCACAATGCACGCTCGATAGCCAAGTCACTCGCAACGCAGATTCATCCGGAACCGTATCATTCCCCATACGCTATGCGACACCAGGCCAGCACACGATAGTCGCTGTCGCTCAGGATGGACGCCCGCCAGTAACGATAGTGATTACGATCTGATGCCTAAGATCACACTGCAAATGCCCCGAGTTGCGTCAGGCACAGAGCCAGGTCCACCGGCTACTTTGTCCGGGCCTTATATCGCTTGGTGCCTTATCCTTTTCCCCGACAGTGACGCTACGACTTTTGTCTTTGCAATCCATGGCTTACCTGAAGATGCATCCGTGGAATGGTCATCAACAATCGGCGATGACGATGTAGTGCAAGGCAGCAGCACAAAGCACGCTTATGTGGTCTCATATTACGGCGGGCCAGGCGGAACCGTAACTGCTACAGTCAACGGCGACGTTCTTGGATCGACCACGTATGGCGCTGCAAACGTGGGGTCTTGCTTAGGATGAGCAAGTACAGGCCGCCCTCAAAGAAAAACCCATCCGCACTAAGACGCTGGGTAGCTAAGCCAGTCTCATGTGGTGCGTGTGCCAGCGTGCGCAAGGCCGTTGGCAAGGCCATGAATATTGCTACTCGACGTAAGGCTCAAGCTTCTTGACCCCATTCAGGCGCTCCCGCAAATGAAGGGAACACTATAACATGCTTAACGCGAATTTTAGAAATTTCCACTACGCCGCAAGGCCTTAAGAAGGTAGTTTTTTCTGGAGCAAGCTCGCCCCATTTCGATGAGCCAAAAGTTTCCCTTAGCACTGGCATCTCATTCTTTGACTTTCACCCTATAAGAATATCATCAGTGGTCTCAGCCGGAGCAACTACGCCATAAGTTGATGGTGGAATTCCGTATAGCGGAACGGACCCGATCGACCTGTACCCGCATGTTCCTTCCAACGGGAAGCTATCCGGGGAGAATGAAAGAGCCTGGTCTGGATCGTCGTCACCAGAAACCACAGTGTGTAGATATGCCAATGGTGTGATGCTAAGAATCCTCGCCAGCCATCCCTCGACGAGCACACAATCGACGCCTTGGTCTGGGTTGTTTTTTGACGCGTCCTTAATTGCGGAGATCATATCATCTGCAAGTTTCATAAGGTCACTCATATCTCTACCCTCTCAGTAGGATACAGCAGGCCAACTGTAAACATCACCCATCTTGTCGCAACAATCCAGCATTTGCCGCGAGTTGTTGATACTTTGTAGACGCCAAAGGTTATTGGCTTGTCCTCGAAAGTCCATGACTTAGACGACTCAGAGCAGAGCCATATCCGGCCAAATGTGAAGTTGAAAATGTTGGTGCTCATGCCTCTTTCTCCATCCTAGCGATAGCCTCGTCGAACAACTGTAAAACCTCAGCATGAGTGTGGCGGTCATTGAAGTAAGTGATGCCATCCATTATTTCATCGAGCTTACTTATAGCTTTATCAGTCATAGCGGAACTTCCAGCTACTCTATAGATCGCACCTAAGCTGCAAAAGCTAACTGCATCTGATAGGTAGTACTCAGTCTCCTGACCAAGTGAGTCTCTGGCGCCGACATCCTGCGTCCAGCTCTCTGGCCTAGCTATTAACGCCCTAGCTTGCTTTAAGATTTCTAAGGTGCTCATTCTGGTTTCTCCGATTGCAGTAAATCATCAAGCTGGTCGGCGCAGACGTTAGGCCACTAGCTCTCGCATCTTGGTTTCGTCGATCATGATTGCCACCAGTGATAGACCGTAAGCACAATCAGGGCAGCGGCGTAGATAGCTGCCGGCACAATAATCAGGGCATGATATTTCCGCGCAGCCTTTGCAGACATTTCCTTGGAGAATGCAATTTCGCGGTCTAAAAGTTCTTTGAGCGACTTCGCGTGGAGGTCGTAGATATCTTGGTTGTTAATTCCGGCGAGTCCTGTAGCAGTCGTGCGAGTTCCGATAGTGTTTGTGCATATCGCACCAATCATGCGAGCCAAATCGGCAACGCTAATGGTCATGGTGAGCCCGTCAAAGCGTGCGCCGTACTCAATGTAACGAGACAGCTCTCGGCACAAATGAGTGGTGACTGGAACACCCGCATCGACCAGAGCCTTGCCGGCTTCCGCAGCGTGAACCCTCATAGAGATCATGTCAGGCAATCCCATTCAGAGGGATGGAGTGACCTCACCTGAAATGAATCAGGTTCCCACGACCAATCGGCAATGGCCTTTTTGAAATCCCAATCGTGTCTCCGACCTTCGTTATCACCGTTGTCTAACTTGGTTTGTCGAAGCCCGGCGAGAATACATGCTGGGCAGTTATGCACGTATTTCTTCATAGCATTGAAGCCTTCTGTGTCCAGAATATTTACAATCTCTGCGGATGTCTTTTGCCAAAGGCCGTCCTTGTCGCATATCCCACATATTCTATCTGGTCGCGCCGTACAGCCCTTCTCGTGCTTTGCCATATGGAATTTGCTTCCTCCTGCCTTTTTGCAGTAATCGCACCTATAGCGCCACGATCGATATGCTCTCATGTCCCGTAATCCTTCGTTGCTACTTGGGAGGGGTTACCCGCAACTAGCATCGCGTCAGCTAGTCGATATGCCGCAATTGCAAACATTTCTTCTGCACTATTGCAGGTAGCACCGGCAATAACTTTATCTAGGAAGGACGATTCCCCGTCGTGCCATTGTGGCTCTGCAATAAAAGCGGCCATAGCCTTAGCCGCGAAGTAATCCCGCAAATTCATCTGGTCAATTTGATTTATCATGTTCCATTATCCTTAGCTGCTATCTCGATGAGGGTCTTCTCCAGACCAGTAGACAGTTTTTGTAGCTTTCCGCTAAGCTCTACGAGCGGCTTGGCATAAGCTGGATCAAAGTCGATTTCCGCCATCCTGCCCAACAGGGTAATCAACGTCTCGCGACACTGAGCGATGCCTTTGCGCATATGCTCAGAGAGCTCTACATTGTCCTGAGTCCGCGCGCGGTACATCCCAGGGCACTCATTATTATTGGTAAAGCAAGTATTATTGGTAAAGAAATGGCTCATGTTCCGTAGTCCTTAGCAGCGATGCCCAAATTGCATGTGCCTGTTTGGCATACTGGAGTCGATGGATTGGCTAAAGTAGCCCCGACAAAGTTAAGGTAGTAAGTCTTTCCTCGCGTAAGCTTGCACAATGTGCCATAGGGATCTGGATAATCATCGCCTACCATAGTAATCAAGCCGCCGTCGTTCCCGTCCCACTGCGCCGTGCATGAGGCTGGCAAGCTTTGCTTAAAGTCACCTTCACACTCTGATACTGACATAGATGACAATGTGTTTTGAGGCATAAATCCAGTCTGTACGAATTGAATCGCGAATACCTTGGTCGAAGAAAAATCATTTGGCACTGTGAATTTTAGGGCGATGTAGTAATTCGTTTGCATTGAAAAAAATATACTTTGATTTAGCCCGTTCCCAGGGAAAGCCTTGAAAGTCGGAGGTCCATCACCTGATGGTGGGATCACAACACCAAGCATGTCATTATAATCCCTCATATTTGTAGTGCGGTAATAAGCACCTCCAGATCGAGGGTATTTCACGCTTAAGCTGAAAACTCGTGAAGGCATTGCTGGCGGAGACGCTGAGCAATCGCCAGGCGGCGGCGGTGGTGGCGGAGGAGCGACTGCGAGACAGTCGCCAGAGAAAGGATTTGCAAGTGTGCTTGTGGTTACAAGCTTTCCGGCCGGTGAAAGAGTAAGGCCATTCGGATCGTTAGTTGTGATCGAGCATGTCTTCGTACCGCTAGAGTGGACGACATCGATTTTAATGTCAGCACCGCAAGCAGCTCCAGAAATAACCGTAAAAAACATTAGCCATAATGCTAGTTTCATAACTTACCCCTTTGATACGTAATTGGATGATGCCGTAATTTTAAGTTCGCCCCTTACCGCCTCCAAGTCTTCGATAATCATCGGGACTTTCACTCTGCCATTCCGGCTTATATAAAACGCAACTCTCAGATCATCAGGCGCCTTTATCGCTCCAAGTGAGTCATCGGCATACGTGTGTATCTTGCCGTTAGTCTCAGCGTACACATGAATGCCACACGGGTTTCTCATAAGTCGGCGGTGAATCTTCTTAGCGGTCTTTAGCAAAGTCTCTGACAACTCGCCTACTACTGAATTGTGGTCGAACATTTTTTCTTCCCCTTATTAACGATGACCTGAGTTTTACCTTTTGACTTTGCTATTCCGTATGCCTTCCTGCCCCCGCTCGCCATCGCCGCGTTCGGGCTGAACCCAAGAATTTGGTTACGCGTTTTCATCCCCCGATTTAGCAGCCTTCTCAAAGTGTCTTCAGATATGCAAGAAACGGTCTTGTGAATCTTCCCTATGGCAAGCATTTGACCTTCGTATTCATAAAGGTATTTCATATTTGTTTCCTGTCCTGCAAGATATCAACCCAATCCTGCACCTTTGTTTCTATTACAGCAGCGCGCTCAGCCATTCGATCAATCTCCGATGCCTCGACTGAAATCGGGACGATCAGACCGCCAGCCAGCGCATGCCATGTCACGAAGTCGCACAGGCGAACGCCGCACACCCACATCTGCCATCTGCATTGCCACCGATACTGTGCTGGAACAAGCAACGTGCGTTTCGTTTCCATCCATGCCTTTGCGCCAGGGCACTTGGCCTCTATAACGCGATCGGCTCTGCGAGCGTCTGGAGAAGCGGCGACGTAGGAAATAGTCGGATGGTCAATGCACTCGCCACCAGCAATAAGTTCGCAATCTTGGTCGAATCGATACCATTCCAATGCTAGTGGTTCCATGGTGGTTCCGCGATCCATATGCGCCGACTTGTAGCCTTCCTCGCATTCGTCGCCGTACACGCGAGCAAAGGCTAGTTCTTTGATATACGAATCAAGTCCTGCAGTATCCAGCCCGCCCATGATTACGGCAGCTTTGCTGGCAGTCAGCTTTCCGAGCCGTGCTTGGGCCATTTCAGGAGTCATGGCGCAGCACTCAGGCTCTTAAGCCTAGCGTTGTAAGCAGCTATGCAATGCTGCCGCTCCGATGGCGTGAGCTTGCAGTCTGCGATATTAGCCTTGACCGCTTTCAACCCATGCAGATCGGCCGCCGCATCAACCGCCGCGCATAAATCAACCACGAGGCTATTAGGCTCGGACTGGCTTCCGTCGTCGTCTTGTTGGTCATGCGTCGCCAGGCCGGTCGCAGCTAGCAGCGTGTAGCGCTGTAGGTACGTGACCGTTGATGCAATCGACTGTATGGAATTCTTTCCGCCTGACTTATCCGCTCCGGCTGCGAGAGTTGTAGTTTCAGAGTGACCCTGTCGATGCGTAATGATGCACGTCACCGCAATCGACTCACCATCTTGCCGCGTATCCCAGCGATGGCTAAAGCCGTGCTTGCTCAAGGCAGCGCAGATTGTCGCCGTGACGTTGCCAATCGTCGCGTGATCGTATGACGTGCTGCCGAAAGATACCGACTTATCCTTTACAATCGTGATGTGCTCGGCCTTGAATTCGGCCATCGCTTCCACGTACGCCTTGCGGGATTCGTTCGCTTCCCAGCGCACTTGCAAGTCCATCAACTTTTCCAGCCGGTCAAGGTCTGCCCCCTTTTCAATCGCGAGGCGCAGAAGGTCAGCAGGAGTTGTCACGGCCAATCCATGCTGCTGCTCAATCTTTGAGATGTTGCTCATGATTCGTTAGCCCTCAAGTTCCGTCGATTCGATTGTTTCCGGCACGCTTTACAATGGGGGATTTTTTAGCCTTTAGAAAAAGTTCATATTCGTGAGATTCAGCAATCAGGCAGCATAGCGCTATCAAGCTTATGCGCGCCTTTTTTTCTTTGTCGCTAAGGTCATCAGCGTCCATATTTTTCTAGCAGTCATGCAGGTCGTGGTGGGTATTTTGGAATCTGCAATACGACATGTCTCCCATATCTCTTACCTCTACCTATCTTCTTGCGGTTATAGACTTAAATAGTCTCTCTTGATTCTAGTGTGGCCAGGAGCATTTCCCCATTTCCTCGACCGTCCCCGTACCCGTACCCGTCCCCGTACCCGTACCCGTTCCCGTTCCCGTCCCCGTCCCCGTCCCCGTTCCCGTCCCCGTACCCGTTCCCGTTCCCGTCCCCGTCCCCGTTCCCGTCCCCGTACCCGTACCCGTCCCCGTCCCCGTCACCGTCCCCATTCCCGTCCCCGTCCCCAACCCCGGTCCCGTACCCGCACCCGCACCCGCTCC